TACACTATAAATCAAGTCCTCTTCTGCTCTTTTCCTTGCTTTCATTCTAATCAAATTTACAGTATCTCGTTTATCTTCATTTATTTGATATGGGATTTTTTTTAATCTCTCCTGTTCCTCTTCTTTTTTTCTCTCCTTTTCAATCTTTTCTGCCTCTATTCTACTATTATCCAAGTATAGATTAAACTGCTCTATCACCATATCAGGATCTTCCAGAACGATCATGCCATTAAGCATAGTCATCTTATACTTAAGCTCCGAATTTAACAAAAATGTCTCAAGCTCGCTCCTGCTAACAGAATATTTTTCAGCCATCTCTCTAGTATTCATATTTTCCCCTTTTATGGTGATAACATTTGCACAATTGTCTAAAATTATCATTCCCAGTTTTTCTTTAATTCGTCACCAGTAAATATGAGTTCTTCAAGGTTCTTTTTTTCCAAGGTTTCTAAAGTGTACCTGTTAGCCTCTACAGTTCCTCCCTCTAAATATCAAGCCTATATTTGAACTGCTATCAGGAACTATTATAAACCATTCTGCGTCCTTTGGTATATAAGTATCTCTTCTTATATAGTTCTTATTCATCTTTTTCAATTTGTACTAGTGTACCTGTAGCAATAACTCCGACCATATTTCTTGAAAATGTTGGATAAGAAAAATTAACGCCAATGATAGCATTTGCCTCATTATCCAAAGCCTTTATTATGAGTTTTCTTATTGCATAAGCCATGGCTTTATCTATTTTTTCAGCAAATTCATTTGATTCAACTCCGAAGAAATCACTGAAATCCGCACTAAATTCTGAAATAAACCCTGTGCCAAGCACTGCTTCCCCAGAACAGATTCCTAAATACTTTTTTATGTTGTAGCCTTCAAATGTTAATCCCGTCGTAATCTTTATGTCATCTAATTCATAGAGCTTATTATTTTTCCAAGCGTCTTCTATTTGTTTACTCTTACGCCGAACATCTCCTGCTTTTTTATTCTTATTATATTTATCATCCCATGTTTTGATAAATTCTTTTAATAAATCATCATCCTTATTATCTGTTATCTGATGAATTTTATTGAATGACTCTGCATCTCCATTGCTCATATATTCCATTAGATCGCCACAACTGTTACAAAGTGAGATAGATGCTGGATACATTTTGCTATTTTTATTGTTCAACGAGATTTCAATAGCACCGAAAAATCCGGTATTTTTGCCACATATTCTACAGATTGCCATTTAACATTGCCTCCATCTATCAATTTAATGCCTAGATAATCACCTAGGATCGGTTATTTAATCTGTAGAGTATTATATCACTTATCGATGCAAAGGGCTTAAAACTTATCGAAGTCACTTTGGTCAGTCACTCTAGCATATTTCACGCCATCGTTGACTTTTTCCGTCCACATATCAAGAACCAGGCCGATTGTAAGAAGGTCGAGATCCCGGATGGAGATCCCGACCTCCATGCATCGCAGAAGGAACAGTGGCGTAGTCATCTCCCGCTCACTTCTGCCAGTCGTCTATATTTTTTCTCATACATAGAAAAAGCACCGGCCATTTCAGCCAGGTGCCTATTTTAATGACAGGTGCTTCTCCCTATTTCAATTGTATTCATTCATCCCTAAAAACTATTGATCGAGTCTACTGGAACACAGCTTTGTATTACTGCTCCGAACAGGCCCGCACCCCAACTCGCTCTATATCTTCCTCCGTTTTTGGGAGAAAGAGTTACAGTGCAATAATTGAGAGAGCCTGTAGTTTTAACGGTTACGAGAATATCTCTGCTTGAGCGAAATTCAATTACACCACCTGCTACTGCCTGTCCTAATATTTTTCCGTTCACATCCACAGCTTTAACCAAGGCTCCATTTGATGAATAGTCAATGCCTCGATCTACAGCAATTCTAATAATGTCATTCGTAGCTTCTTTAATTGGAAAACCGCATTGTGGACAATTATTAGCTGCATCAGAAACCATCTTTCCACACTCAGGGCATTTAATCAGTGCCATCGAATTGTCTCTCCTTTCTAAACACGATACAAATAGACTTAGTATTCTCTGTTCATGTACTCTTTTCCGGCCTGTCAATACTCCATAATCTTTCATCAAAAGAACACGATGAATATTGTCTATCTATTATTGAATATGCTCCGGTATCAAAAGTACAACCTATGGCAATGATTATATTCCACTCCAAGTATCAAATGGTGGGCTCCCAGCCCACTATTATTTTTTCTAGATAATCAGAATTTATCAAAATCACTCTGATCAGCTATCCTCCTGTATTTCACCCCGTCATTAGCTTTCTCAGTCCACATATCCAGGACCAAGCCTATCGTAAGAAGGTCGAGATCCCGGATAGAGATCCCGACCTCCGTGCAGCGCAGAAGGAACAGTGGCGTGGTCATTTCCCGCTCACTTCTGCCAATCCTTTTTTTGCCTGGACATCCGTCATCAGATTGTCGCCCCACAGCTCCAGGATCTGCGGCAGCACCTGGTAAATAGAGAACATGTCGAACTGGTCCAACCACTCGTCGATGGTCTTCGGAATGGAAGGATCAGCGTGGTACGCCATGATGTAGGCCACATTTTCGAAGATCTCCAGGTCCTCGATCTGCAGCTCATCGCCATCCTCGGTTCTCCTGGTATAGGACTTTTCGAGCTTTGTCAGGTCTTTGAAGATGTCCCTCTTGAACTTGGCCCTATAAAGGCGGGGAACTGTAGCCGAAGAACGGAACTGTACCGGCTTCCCCGAAATCTCAATAGTACGCTCGATCATGTCTTACTCCCCCTCTCCATTAGATTCTGTAGGCAGATACACATTCTGGTACCAGCCCGCATAGGTCGCTGCATCTGTCGTATCGCCGGTACGCGCCTTCACCAGACCATCGGCCCTGGGATCAGCAGTGATGGTCAGTTTCTCTGTGCCAGGCTCAATGGTATCTTCCTTGGTCTCCGACTCGATGGAAGGACGGGAGCTGGTGCAGTTATACAGCACGTGGCGGATGCAGTTCACATCTCCATCGAACTCAAAGAGCAGCGCGAACTTCACGCTCTCCCTGTTGTCGCTTTTCTCGATCAACACGCCCTTGTTGTCCAGCTCCTCCTGCAGAATCTCGGTACGGAACCACTCAGGCACCAGGGCCATCTCCAGATCGCCAGAGTAACCGTTATTCGTCACCGAGCGGAAATACACGATGCCGTCCGCGTAGAAGGGACTGGACTCACCCTCGGCATCCAGAGAGATACTGACCGCACCGGGGATAGCCTTTGGTGTTGCGTAGGAAAATGTTGTCACGCCTTCTACCACAGTCTCCGTAAGCTTGGCGGCATGAACATTTTTCAGGTTAAACTTAACTTTATTGCTCATGGTTTTTCCTCCATTTCAAAAGAATAAAGAACCTCATATAGCTTCTCGGTCTCGATCCAGACCTCACTTTTGTCATAAAAAATGCCGTGCCGATCCAGCACAGCCTCGACCCGAGCTTCTACCTCTGGGTTCTTCTCATCGGTGTACAGCTCGATATGTACCTCCGCCACATGGAGGTAAACCCTGCCATCTGCAGAAAAGTTGTTACTCCTCGGCAGCAGGTATGTGATAAAAGGCGGCTCCGGTGACTCTCCTTCTGCGAAGTGGTCGTAGGCAGAAGGGATATCGATCTCCGCCATTAGTTGTAATAGTCTATCCATTCTGTAGTCCCTTCATGATGTCCTGAGTCAGCTGCTCCTCGCCGGCTGCCTCGGCAGGTGCGATGTGCGGAATGGCACGTACCCTTCCACCGTTCCTCTTCGCGTGTCCGTGCTCAAGCAGGTGCGCCAGCATATACCGGCCAGGAGAATACACCGTCACCTGTATCGCTGTCGATGTCTCCCTGGTCTTCCTTGCTGTCCAGCTCCTGGCATACTTGCCGGTTCGGACTGGTGCAGAACCTTTGATCTGGTCCCGGACGGTCTTTCCAGCTCTGTCCACAGCCTTTTTCACCGTTTCTGCAGAGAGCTTGTTGTACTCCTCGAGCTCCTTCATGACGGCATCAGAGAGGCCATCAATCGATACTTTTACTCCTGCGGCCATAAGATCACCTCTCTACTAGCTCTGCATGGAACTTTCGGCTGTTGCGCTTAAAGCCCATGTCGTCGACATGCACGATGTTATAGATCCGCTCCCCCAGGAGTATCCGGTACTGCTTGGAAGTTACTGCTGCAGTCTCCGAAGAGTACCGGACTGTAAAATCCAGACGGTCTTCCTCCTGAGTATGAGCAGCCTCTTCTCCCTCCTGGCCTGTTTGCGTGGACGGTGTAGCCCAGCAGCGGAAATAGTCGGTCCAGACTGACTTGTGATTGCTGTACCTGTCCGTCACCGTCTCATTCCGCTGGATGGTGATCCGGACCCTTAGTCCTTCGATGTGCATCAGACCACCCCCTCACGGATCGCAAATAGGATGGACCGGAGCGTCAGTGTCAGATCATGATGATCGGCCTCCTCCCGGTGCTCGAAGAGGTACGCCACTGTGTAAAGGATGGCTACCTTCATCGTCTCCCGGACTGGAGTGAGGGAAGAATCCTCCACGTCGGAGTTAACCTCCCTCCACTCCTCGTCACTGAGTCTCGCCACATCCGCACAGAGCCTTCCCGCTGTTGCTATGAGGGTGCCGATCATGGCATCCTCGTCCGCTGTATCCACTCGAAGGTATTCCTTTGCTTCTGTAAGCGTAACAAGTGCCATGATCAGTTACCTCCTCATGTATCTGAGATCATCAAGCCGGCAGCCTTCAACTTAGCGAGTAAAGCATTGAAATCATCCTTCAATGCTGCGATCGTCGTCGCTTCACTGTCAGCCTGGTTTGCTGCTGGAGTAATACTGCCAGAAGGATAAGGAAGCCCCTCAACGGAGCCTCCTTCATCGATTACCAGTTTCCCACCGATATGGGTCACATCACCGCCCTGCTCGGTATAGTTCTTTGCTGTATACTCGCTCATACTCTTCACCTCCTCATGCGTGCTGCTGCAGGATCTGGATCGCTTCCGGCAGAACTGTCCGGCCATCCAGGCGCTTGGACGCCATGAAGCCAACCTGGCCGTTTCCTGCGTAGAGCTCATTCAGACGCTTGAAGGTAATACCCACACGATCACCGATCCAGTAGTAGTTCAGATCTCCGAAGATGATCGTCTTGGACCCGGCTGCGGCAGAAGGCATAAAGGGAGAAGTGAAATAAGGTCTTCCCAGGATCATGTTCTGCTCGCCGTCCTTGATGCCAGGCTGCCACAGGTACTGACCGTCGCCAGTCTTAAGCTTTCTGATCAGCTTAATCGTGGTGTCATTGAGGACCCAGATAGCGTTCTTACGGTAGGGTGCTCTGAGGGCATAGTACAGATCCACCAACTCATCTGCGGTAATGGCAGCAGTTCCAGCAGCTGTCACTCCAACGGTACCGCCACCAGTTGCATTCAGGATTCCAGTAGGCTTAGAGGATCCGTTTCCTACGAGGAACGCTTCCTCCTCCTTATCGCCGATCCTGCGGGAGAACTCAGTAGAAATGTAGCTCTCCAGGTCGAAAGCAGAATCATTAAGCAGCTCCTCAGAGACCTTGATAAGAGTGCCAACCTTGTGTGCATCCAGCTGGACCTGACCAAAGACCTCATCACTGTCTGTGTAAGCGCCTTCCTCATCGATCCAGGCAGCAGAACCGTGCGATGCGACCACAGGGATCTTATGCAGGCCGCTGGAAGTGGTGATCACATGTGCATGGGCGCGCACAATCCCATTCTCGTTCAGACCCTGGATCAGCGTCCTCTCAAACTCATCAGGGACAAGGTATCCGCCTTCAGAATCTTCTCCAGTCTCCAGGGCATTACGCAGCTCTACAGTCATGGCATCCTTGCGGCGCAGCCGATCCCAGAATGCCTTCTTATAGGTGTCAGAAGCGCGTCCGACCTTCTCTTCCTTCTTCTTATTCTCAGGCTTGGTAGTAAGCGGAGCCATCAGTGGCGCCTCCATCTCGCGCTCCATAGCATCCAGCCTCTCCTGGCGCTCGATCTCATGGCCCAGGTCTACGATCTCCTGCTCCATACGCTCATAAACTACTGTATCCTCAGCAGAAAGGATCCCCTTCTCACTGCGGTGGGTGTCGAGAAAGGCCTTTGCCTGCTCCCATGTCTTTGCTCTCTTTGCACGAAGTTCATTTACTTTACTCATCTTTTTCTCCTCCTAAGGGTTTAATAAGACCGAGTCTCTTTTCGAGCTCGGCGACAGGTGTTCCGCATTCCTGCAGGGTATTGGTTTCTACAGCAGGCTGGATTGCTGCTGCCTGGGCCGGTGTGATCTGAGATTTCTTTCCCACCGGCTTCCAGTGGGAGATCATCAGATTCATAAGGTGTGTTTCCACCTCTTTCCCAGAAAAAGAATATGCAGGCATCTCTGCCTGCACTCTTTTATCGTCCTTCAAAAGATCATCTGCGAATCCAAGCTCAATGGCTCTGTTCGCATTCATCCAGGTCTCCGAATCCATCAGATGAGACAGCTTAGCCCTGGACAGGCTCGTCTTGATCTCATAGGCATTGACGATGCTCTCCTTCACCTCATCAAGCATAGCGATCGCCTTCTCCATGTCCTCATGGTTGCCATACGCCAATGTCATAGGATTGTGGATCATCATCAAAGCTGTCGGTGCCATCAGGACCTTTGTCCCTGCCATTGCAATGACGGATGCTGCGGATGCCGCAATACCGTCGATCTTGACCGTCACATCGTTCTTGTAGTCCATCAGCATGCTGTAGATCTGGCTTGCTGCAATGCAGTCACCTCCTGGAGAGTTGAGCCAGATTGTTACAGGACCAGAGCCGGCAAAGAGCTCCTCACGGAACATTGCCGGGGTCACATCGTCATCGAACCAAGACGACTCTGCGATCGTTCCATATAGCTCAAGGACCCGTTCCGGTTCTCCTTCTGTGTCCGTCTGGTTTTTCCATTCCCAGAACCTCTTCTGCGTCTTCATTAAGATCATCCTCCTTTTCTGTGTCGTTCATGCTCCTGTAAGCAGCGCCGGCATCTGTAAGTGGAACCATGTTTCCATTCACAAGATACAGGTCTCCGCCAAGCTCTGGTGGGATCTGATCCATATTCTCTAACTGCCGGATATCGTTGGCGCTCATCCATCCGTTCTGCCTTGCAGTCGCATAACCGCTCATCCTACTCGCATAGTCCCCACGGAGAAGCCCTTCTACGTTGAATTTAAAGAAGAAGTCCTTCTTCTCATCCTCTGATAAAAGGGCTCTGTGCATGGCCTGCTCCCAGCGAATCACCCAAGGATCAAGGGTGTACTTCACAAATTCCAGGGATTGCTGCTCTATATTGGAAAAACTGGACTTATCCAGGTCACCTACCATATGGGGAGGTATCCGGAAGATTCGTGCGATCTCATCGATCTGAAACTTCCTGGTCTCCAGAAACTGTGCCTGCTCGGGAGATATGGAAATCGGCGTGTACTTCATTCCCTCTTCCAAAACAGCTATCTTTCCACTGTTCTGCGAGCCCCCGAAGGTATGCTGCCAGCTTTCTCTAATACGGTTCGGATCCTTGATCGTTCCCGGATGCTCCAGGACCCCGGAGGGTGCCGCGCCGTTTGCGAAGAACTTACTTCCGTACTCTTCCGTTGCGATAGCGAGTCCTATGGCATTTTTTGCCATGGCAATCGGTGAATATCCGACCAGTCCGTCAAATCCAAGACCTGGGATATGTAGCACATCAGCGGGTGTAAGTTTCACTCTGGTTGCATTATTGATAGGAGCATCGTCATTCGAAACTGTGTATTCATAGTACAGTCTTCCCTGGTCATCCCTATCCACATTCATTCTGTCTGGCATAAGCGGGTAAAGAGCAAGGATCTCTCCTTTTCCATTCCGTATGATCTGCGCATACGCATTCCCCCACAGAAGAAGGTGCGTCATGAGCGTCTCCCTGAATACGAACGAAGTCATTTCAGGATTTGGCTCATCGTGGATGATCGTATAAAGCGAATGATCTGCTGCCTTCTCCGTGCCTTCCTGCGTATAGCGGTAAAGATGAAGCGGTAGGCTGGCGACTGCTTCCGACAGGATCCTTACGCAGGAGTACACAGCTGTCATCTGCATTGCAGATCTCTCATTTACTCTTTTCCCAGAGCTACTCGTACCTAAGAAAAAGCTATAAGCACTGCCTGATGTTCTGTCCTGCGGCTTATCTCTGGATCGAAACAGTCCCTCAAAAATGCCCATATCTGATCACCATCCTTCCTAAAAAATGAGAGACCCCCGTCACCCGGGAGTCTCTCCGCACTCTTTCATGATATAAGAATATCAGATCCAATCCTATAAATCTTCCGCGTTTTTGGACATCAGATAATGAGCAGGCCGCGCTCGTCATAAACACTGCCTATCTGCTCATGCCGGATACAACGGTCGAGTGCCATGATGGCCGCGACGATACCGTCGATCTTCTCCGGCGATTTTGCCTTGGTGCATTTGATATTCCCGGCAGGATCTGTATCTACCACCACATTTCCGCTCATCCATTTCATGACAGGATTTCCACCATGAATAATCCGCCCTTCCATGAGTAGCTTATAAAACTCCTTCGTTGGAGGAGACATGTCTTTGTAGCCCTGGCCGAACGGTACAACTGTGAATCCCATGCCCTCCAGGTCCTGTGACATCTGCACAGCACCCCATCGGTCGAAGGCAATTTCCATTATGTGATACCGCTCTCCCAGGTTCTCGATGAATTTCTCGATGAAGTCGTAATGGATCACGTTCCCTTCCGTTGCGTTCAGATAACCCTGCTTATACCAGACGTCGTAGGGCACTGAACCCCTGCGGACCCGGAGCGGGATCGTGTCTTCCGGAATCCAGAAAAACGGCAGCATCACATACTTCTCTTCCTCGTTCCTGGGCGGAAACATGAGCACAAAGGCAGTGATGTCCCCAGTACTGGAAAGGTCCAACCCCCCATAGCAATCCCGGCCTTTGAGCGATTCCAAATCGATGGGGATATTGCCCAGGTCATAGATCTGCTCCGGGATGAAGCGTGTCAGCGAAGACACCCACATGTTAAGACGGAGCTGCTTAAAGACATTCTCCTCTGCAGGGTTGTCCAGGGCTTCTCGAAAGGCATCACGCACACGGTCTATCTGGATCGTCTGTCCCAGGGACGGATTAGCTTTGTACCAGTTAGCTTCATCCTTCCAGTCTTCATCATCGGCAAGGCCATATACGACGGGATAGAAGGTATGATCAATCTTTCTGCCCGCCATGATGTCTAGCGACTTCATATGCAGCTCATAGCAGATGCTTTCCTTATCGGTCCCGGCAGTCGTGATCAAGAAATACAGCGGCTGCTCCCGGGCATCGCCGGATCCCTTGGTAAGCACATCGTACAGCTTTCTGTTAGGCTGGGCGTGTACCTCGTCCAGGACGAGTCCTGAAACGTTCAGTCCATGTTTGGTACCGACTTCCGCGGAAAGCACCTGGTAGAACCCCGCGTTGCTGTAGTTTACGATCCGCTTGGTGGCAGCTGCGATCTTCGATCGCTTCAGAAGGGCGGGAGACATATCCACCATACGCTTTGCCACATCGAAAACGATGGATGCCTGCTGCCTGTCTGCCGCGGCGCCATACACTTCCGCGGACGGCTCGTTATCTGCATAGAGAAGATAGAGAGCTACCGCCGCCGCAAGTTCCGACTTTCCGTTCTTCTTGCCGATCTCAATATAGGCTGTCCGGAACTGTCTGTGCCCGTAATCGTCCACTATCCCGAAGATGTCCCTGACGATCTGCTCCTGCCAGGGAAGGAGCCAGAACGGCTTCCCATCCCACTTCCCTTTCGTGTGCTTCAGGTTCTCAATGAAGGTAACCGCCCGGTCTGCTTTCGCCTTATCATAATGGGAGGTCGGAAGCATAAACCGGGTCGGCTCATAGTTTTCAAGTTTTGGATAGCCCGCAGGCCTCTCGTGTTTTGCCATCAAACAACACCTCCCAGCAATGTCTCCATCTCGTCCTCGTTGCTCTTCTTCGTACTGTCCGCAATGATCCTGGACCGAGAAGACGGGGTAAGACCGAACTGCTCTGCAAAGCGGTTCATGATTTTTAGGTACGTCTGCGCAATGGATACCTGCGGTACCGTCTGCCAATATCCGCTCGGTGTCCGGACAATCGTTCCATGCTGCGTGATGAACTCCTCTGCCTCTTTCCAGCGTGCGTATGCCTGGCAGTAGCCAGCGAAGGCAGCCATGTCGACTTCTGTCAGAATGCCCATCATTTCCATCTTCTTGGCGAGCCTCCGCCACTCTTTTTTAGCTTCTGGCTCCAGCCACTTCGGACAGGAGGGGGCCTTCTTATCAGGCCTTGGTTCATTGTCGTTTAGTCTCCGCTTTCCTGGATTGCCCTCCAGGACTTTAAGCGCTGTAGGTTTCGGCTTTCTGCCTCTTGTAGCCATGAGATTCACCCCCTCTCTTAATGGCAAAATAAAAAGACCGCCTTGGCGATCTGTTCGTCTCTACGAGAAAAAGGGCATCGGCTGCCCCGTTTCCCGGTATGTTGTTTGTGCTGCCGGCTTACCTTACTGCCAGCAGGTCCACCGTACGGTTCCTCATGTAAAGAAGGGCCTCGGCCTCTCTGCAGCGCTCCTCCAGGGCTTCTGCTCTCTGCTTCTGCTCCTTAGTTGCGGACCAGTAAGCGCCAGGCTCGTTTCCAAAAACCGCCTCAGGTGCTTCCCAGTTCACGCTGTAGGAGTGGTTTGCCTCGTAGATGATCCCCTCTTCCTTAAGGGCTTTGATCTCGTCCTCGATCCGCTTCAGCTCCGCCTGGATCGCCATCTTTACAAAGGACTCTTTGCAGTTTTTCAGGAGGATTTCCATCGCGTATGTTGCCTGCTCCTCGCTCCCGGTCATCTGGATCAGTTCCTGCTTTGTCATGGTTCTTTCCTCCCTTCTCAAATCTCTGTGTAGGCCATCTTGAAAGCGTCGCGCTCTTTGAGGAGCTGCTGCATCTGCTTCTTGAGGATCCTGACTCGCTGTCCTTTGTAGCCTTCCGGCCAGCCCCAGTTGCTCGTCATGGTCTGGTTGTATTCGTAAATCCAGCCGTTCATTCTGAAGGTCTTCTTTGTGGTTTTCTTTGTCATGGTTGTTCCCTCCGTTTGGTGTGTTTTTTCGTTGTGTTATTAATCACTCTAAACGAAGGTATTATCAACATAATCTTGCAAAGTACCCCGCCATAATGTGCACAAAGATCCGGGCCCATATTTGTGTACATTACTACGACCACAAGAGCCCGTAGGCTCCGTGGTTTTTGGGGTTTACTGGCGCTCGATCAGGCAGGTCATGCCGTCGACCTCGGTGATCGTGAAGGTGATTCCCCGCCAAAGGACCTCCAGGATCCGGATGCCGCAGAAGGTGTTTGACTGCTGCCGGTCCGATAGCACCTTCCCCCGTCGTTCCATCCACCTGGCGATGTTCCCCAGAATCCTGCACTCCATCTCCATCTTCTCCGCGTAGTTCATCTGATCCTCCTTCTTAGTGCTGCATCGCCCAGGCGATCGCATGACCATCGTCTGAAAACTCGACCTCGCTGACCGCTGCCAGCCCGATGGTTCCTTCGCAGGAAAGGTCGTCATCCAGGTGCTCATAAACCGCTCCGAAGTAGCTGGGCCTTCCTTTTCCGTTGTAGTAGTATCCGGCGAGGAGCACCTTGTCCCCAAAGTTCAGGACCTTGTTCCAGCGACATTCGAGGTCTTCCGGGGTGGTAGGGTTCGGCAGTCTGTAAGTCCTCATTGCGTTTGTCAGTGTCATGGCTTTTCCTCCTGGGTGTGTGTTTTTTGTTATGGTATATATCACTCTACCCGGCACATATAGCAAGCACTATTTTCAGATTATTCAAAGATCTACATCCCCGGAAATGCAGCACCCGGAGATGCCCTTTTCCGCGCAGAACGCTTTGATCCTGAGCTTCAGGACATTATCTTTCGTGTACTCAAGAAGGAAGGCCTGCAGTTTGTGACGGATACAGCGGACCATGTGAGACTGGTATTCCGAAGAATCCTTCATGCTCTGTGCGCCAAACTCCCCTGTCCCCTTGTAACTGGTGATCAGTGAGAATACCTCCTCCTGGGTCACACCATCGACATTCCCGAGTCCTGCGTGACCACTGTCGGCGTCCATTGCCTTCTGGAGATATTCCATTCCGCCGTTGACCATGACATAACCACCCAGGGCTTTGACCTTTGTAAGGACGGACCCGACTGCCTCATACATCGCGGAGCTCTTGTACTCTTCGTAGACATCCAGGTTGTCAATCCACCAACCATCACATCCCTGGGCTTTGATCTCTTTAGCCTTTGCCACACACCAGTCACGGGCTGCTGTTCTACGAAGGTCAAGATAACGCTCATGCGGCCAGTCAGGAAGGGGATCCAGGGCATACGGCAGGAGCTGTTTATAGTAGCTGCGCTCGTCGGAGATGGATCCTGCCGACAAGTACCCCAGGATAAACGCTCCCTTCGCTTTCAGGGCAGCGATCTCAGCTTTGGTATAGTCTTCCGGCTCGATCGCAAGAAGCATCCCTGGCGCCACATCCTTCGTCTCTACCTTCGTTGTCAAAGATACTTTGTAGGAGGACCACTTAGTCGGTACCGTTGTCACTGTCTTTGTAAAGGTCTTCGAGATGTTTCCCTTGCTGCTGGACAGCTTCATGACACCAGGTACGCAGTCGATATAGATGTCGCCATTCTCATGGTTTCTGGCGACCGTGGTACCGACTGCCTCCAGGCGCTTTCGGGTAGTTCCACGGCCGGAGCCCTCTTTATGGTGATAATTTGAAAAGGCCACCAGAGGCTTTACCGCCTTGCAGATCGTCTCATTCGTCGCATTGGCATCACCGTGCCACTGAATCTTCATAATGTCAGCCTTCAGATCCTTCACCGCTTTCACGAGGAGGTTATTACCTTCATTTTGAAGATCGCCCGCGGTGTGATAAATCCAGCCGTTCAGGTTGACCCTGAGTACCACTGACTCGTTGTTGATAAAGTGATGATCATCGTGTTCCTTCAACGCGGATGCCGGGCACTGGTACACACACTCGAACCTCATGGCGCCGATCGAGAAGGTCGTTCCTGCCTTCACATAGTGTCCTTTCGCTTTCTTATACTGGTTCCGGAGCGCATTTCCGTAGGACTTCTGGTATTTATCGACCTGGCCAGGATCAGCGACATAGATATCTGATGTCGGGAATGCCTTGATAATGTTCGAGGCGCCACCGTAATGATCTCCATGCGCATGGCTGATGATGATGGCATCGAGCTTCTTTACCCCGAGGGCCTTAAGCTTTTTCACGACGTTCGCTGAGCTTTTGGCCATCGCTGTATCTACCAGGACTGCGTGCTCGACTGTCTTATCATCAGAGCCGT